TTGTGGCAGGGCGGTCTAGGCAAGGTGAGTTCTGGTTCGGCGAGTTAAGTTTTGGTGTTTTTTGGCGTGGCGGTCTAGGTATGGTCCGTTCAGTTTGGTTACGGTCAGTCAAGGCGGTCTAGGTGGGCTTGTTCTGTTTGGTCACGGTCAGTCAAGGCGGTCACGGCACGGCTAGGCTCGATCAGGTTAGGTTCGGCGGGTTAGCGGCGAGTTGCGGCGGTCAGGGCAGGTTTTGGTCGAGTTGGGTCAGGCGCGGTGTGTCAAGGCGGTCGTGTTTCGGTGCGCTTTGGTGTGGTAAGTCAGGCATGTTGGGTCTCGGTACGGCGGTCATGGTGCGGTTCGGCCCGTTAAGTTTTGGTCTTTTTCGGCATGGCGGTCGGGGCGAGATCCGGTTAGGTCTGTCGCGGTTTGTCGCGGTATGTTAAGGCGGTCGGGGTCCGGTAAGATATGTTTGGGCATGGAGAGTTACGGCGGTCGGGGAACGGTCCGGTATGGACGGGTTCGGCGAGTTGGGGCGCATAAACGGTATGGTCCGGCTTGGTTTTTAATATTAACTTGAAATGGAGAAAATATGAACTTCAAGAAGAGCGATAAGCAGCGGCTTATAAATGAATACGCGGCAGAAACAGGTAGGAATACCCTTGATGTCGCGCAAATACGTGAATGGCTAAAACAAAAACCAGATCACGAATTTTACGATTACGTCTTCGGTGCTTCCGATGACAAAAAGATCGAAGAGTACGAGAAGGATCGGATTGCGGGACTTATTCGCGGACTTCGCATCACTGTTAAACATGAGACAGTGAAAGATGTTAAGGTGCGTATCAAAGTAGCTGATTACCCAGCTTACATTAGTCCCATGAAAGACAGAAAGCACGGGGGCGGGTACATCCCTTTTGATCCTTCAAGTGAAGTTTCGCAACAAGAATTGCGACTGCAAGCTGCACAGGCTTTGGCTGCGTGGTTGGCTAGGTATCGGGGCTGTGTCGAACATGCAGGGCATGACGTTACACCGATGGAACAACTCGTTCATGCGTTGCGCGGCATAGACGACGAAGATGCAGCTTGATAATGTGTCACAAGAACTAGCCCTGTTTCTAAAGGAGATGGGGCTGGTAGAAGAACGGGAAGAACACGTAAGCGTACGTGAAGAATACGTAGCGTGGAAACCAAGTTATGAGGGAGAGGAGCCACCGTTTTGAGTGAAAAACTTACACCTGTTGAAGAAGCACTTTTGCGTCACCTTCGTCGAGAGGTGGACCACTACCAAAACGAAAGTCTAAGGACGCAATTTAAGCACCCGAATGTCAATCAGGATTGGGATCGGGCAAGAAGGGAACTCAAAGAGTTCGTAAAACAACTGCGTATTGCAGGTAAAAATGTCTAGGAGGACATTATGGTTAAACAGAAGAAAGCCGATAAGATTTGGGCGTATAAAATTAAACACCCAAAGGCAACCGCGAAGCAAATTGCAAAGGCAACAAAATCTTCAGAGGCGTATGTATTTATGCTGATGAAGAAGATCGGTACGCCGAAAGAGGTGTTAGAAGCGCCGAAAGAGGAACAGCTTGAACTGCCCTTCGATCCACCGCTGTCAGTTACGCGCACAAGTATTCTCAAAGAAGCTGAGACACTTGTCAGTAAAGATCGTGCCGAGCAGCACGGCGATGCAGAAAGTAACTTTGTATTGATGGCTGCGTACTGGAACGCACATCTTGGGCTGCGTGATTACATAAAAGTCGATGACGTACCAGTCATGTTGGCTTTGATGAAAGTCGCTAGGCTTCACGGAAACAACAAGCACATAGACAACTATGTAGATGTCTGTGGGTACATGGCACTTGGTGGTGAAATAAGTCAAAGATAATGGACGTATACACCTTAGACTTCGAAACGTACTACGACAAAGATTATTCGTTGTCCAAGATGACAACGGAAGAATACGTGCGGGATAGGCGTTTCGAAGTCATTGGCCTTGCAATCAAAAAGAACGACAAGGCTACAAAGTGGATAGTAGATGGGGATCAAGTATCCCGTCTGCTATCATACATAAACTTCTCTGACAGCGCCATCTTATGTCACAACACGATGTTCGATGGTGCTATACTTTCGTGGCGGTACGGAGTGAAGCCAAAGGTGTGGTTTGACACTATGTGCATGTCTCGCGCCCTGCACGGCATCGAAACAAGTGCATCCTTGAAAGCCGTGGCAGAGCGATACGGCGTGGGCGTCAAAGGCACCGAAGTCAACAACGCTAAAGGGAAGCGTCAAACCGATTTCACTGAGCAAGAACTTGCACGGTACGGCGGCTACGCCAAGAACGATGTAGATTTAACCTACAAATTATTCACGATGATGGGGCGTGTGTTTCCCCGACAAGAATTAAAACTGATTGACCTCACGCTGCGGATGTTCATTGAACCCACGTTGGATCTGGACCTTGAGTTATTGGAGCAGCATTTAGAATATGTCAAAGATCGCAAAGATAAACTATTGCGTGACGCAAACGTCACCGACAAGAAAGATCTTATGTCGAACCCTAAGTTTGCGGATCTGCTCAAAGCTATTGGGGTGGAACCCCCGATGAAAATCAGCCCAACAACAAACAAGCAGACGTACGCCTTTGCCAAGTCTGACGAGGGCTTCAAGGCTCTGCAAGAACACGATGATGATCGGGTGCAATCTCTGGTGGCGGCACGTTTGGGTAGCAAAAGTACCTTAGAAGAAACACGTACAGAGAGGTTTATAGATATTTGTAAACGTGGACTGCTTCCGGTCCCCGTAAGATACTACGCCGCGCACACTGGTCGTTGGGGTGGGGCTGACAAGATAAACCTACAAAACCTGCCGAGCCGTGGGCCAAACGCCAAGAAACTAAAGAAGGCACTGATCGCCCCCGAAGGCTGCACTCTGGTAGAGGCAGACAGTTCGCAGATCGAAGCGCGGGTGTTGGCATGGTTCGCAGGGCAAGATGATCTCACAAACGCATTTGCGAAAGGCGAAGATGTATACGTCAAAATGGCGGCACGTATATACAACTGTGAAGAAGAGGACGTCACAAAGGATCAACGGTTCGTTGGTAAGACCACAATCCTTGGCGCAGGTTACGGCATGGGTGCCGAGAAGTTCGGGATGCAGCTAAAGACTTTTGGGTTTGAAGTGTCACCTGACGAAGCCCGTAGGATCATAAGCATCTATCGTGATGCCAACTACAAAATTAGTAAGGTATGGCGCGATGCTCATTACATGGTGCAGCAGCTTGCAAACAAAAGGGCCGCGCAGTTTGGACGTAAAGGTGTGGTGCAGGTTGCAGCGGCAGAAAGTTCGCTGATCATGCCGAGCAAACTAAGCATTATCTATGAGAATTTAGGTAGTGAGCAGGGCGAAAAAGGTCTTGAGTACAGCTATAAAACACGCCGTGGACGCACCAGAATATATGGTGGCAAGGTAATAGAAAACGTGTGCCAAGCACTAGCACGTTGCATCATAGGCGAGCAAATGCTAAAAATAAGTAAGAAATACAAAGTGGTGTTGACGGTACACGACTCGATTGTTTGCTGCGTTCGTGACGAAGAGGTCGATGCAGCGCAAGCATATGTTGAAGAATGTATGCGGTGGACACCCGATTGGGCAGCAGGGCTACCTGTAGACTGCGAAAGCGGTACAGGAAAATCATATGGAGACTGTGAGTGATAAGACGTAAAGAAATTGACTCTAAACAAGTAGTCGATACCCTAGTCGCATCCGAAGATACCATAAAATTTTTGTTAGAGGGTGTACGGACATATGCTCCAGATTATATGCACGGACTACCCAAAAGAGATTTTATACGAGAAGCCGAGGAAGCCATAGTTATGTTACGAGAAACCGCTGTAGTGTTGGCACGTGCGCATCGTGCGGCAACGGCTGAAGCGATGGGGCGTAAACCTATAGGCAGACCACCAAAAACTTTAGAAGATACGTCAGTAGTAGAGACATCAGAAAGTAAGGCTTTGATGCGGATGGACGAAATTGTTTCCTTGCTTGGTTTTGGTAGAAGCACACTTTACGCAATGATTAAAAACCATCAATTCCCTGCCCCTATCAAAATAGGGAAACGTAAAACGGCGTGGCGTACTGAAGTTGTAATGGACTGGCTTAATTCGAAAGAGCATAGAACATGAGTATCGCCCCTTGGTCGTTTAGCAAAGCCAAAGCGTTTGAGACGTGTCCGAAGCAGTTCTACCACGAAAAAATATTGAAGGAGTACCCTGTCGAAGAGACAGAAGCCATGCGCTACGGCACTGAGTTCCACAAAGCGTGTGAAAATTATATCGGCGAAGGTAAACCCCTGCCTAAAAAGTTCGACTTTATCAAAGATACACTTGATGCCCTGAATAAAAAGCGTGGTGTTAAACTGTGTGAAAAGAAGTTGGGACTAACGGCTGATCTTGAACCATGCGACTTCTTCAGTAAGCGTGTGTGGTTTCGCGGTATCGCAGACTTGTTGATCGTGGACACTCTCGCCGAAACTGCTTGGGTCATAGATTATAAGACAGGAAGGTCTGCGCAATATGCAGACAAGGGGCAGCTTGAGTTGATGGCTATGTCAGTGTTCAAGCACTACCCCGATATCAAGAAAGTACGGGCGGGACTGTTATTTGTTGTCGCAAATAAGCTAGTAAAACACCAATATGAAATTGATTCGGAGCCACTTCTTTGGGAGAAATGGTTAGGAATTTATGGTAAGATGGAGAAGGCGTTTAAAGCAGACGTTTGGAACCCACGTCCATCTGGCTTGTGTAAGCGCCATTGTCCAGTTGTAGAATGCCCACATAACGGAAAGAACTGATGCCTTACAAAAACAAACCCCGCCCATATAAAAAAGAATACGAACAGCAAAAATCCAGAGGAGAACACTCTGATCGCATGGAGCGCCAACGTGCGCGTCGAGCGATGGACAAGACAGGTAAGGATGCAAACAAGAACGGCGTAGCCGATAAACGTGAGGGCAAAGATATTGCCCACAAAAAACCATTGAGTAAAGGCGGCACAAACAAGGATGGATACAAAGTCCAGAGCCGCAAGAAAAATCGTGCAGGTGGGGGTGCGTTGAGTAGCCCCAAGAAAAAACGGTAGTGAAACACTACCACGGAGAACAACATGGAAATCATAAGGGACAAGGCACTACTGCTGAAGGTCCGTAATCCTAAACAGATCACGGCAGTAATCCCTAAAAGTAAGGAGTTGCCGATGAATAAAGTCGTCGTAAATTGGGGGCTTGATGAAGTCCACAAACTATTAGGTTTAAATATAAACGTACCGTCACCCATTACTAGACGTTACAAGTGGCCCGGACAATATAAACCTTACGAACACCAAAAGGACACCGCTGCATTTCTGACGAACAACAAGAAGTCTTTTTGCTTCAATGAGCAGGGTACAGGTAAGACCGCCTCTGCAATCTGGGCAGCGGACTATTTGATGACTCACGGCAAAATAAAACGTGCCTTGGTTATCTGCCCACTGTCGATCATGGATAGCGCGTGGCGAAATGATTTGTTTTCTTTTGCGATGCACCGCACGGTTGATGTGGCTTACGGCAGCAAAGAGAAACGTCAGAAGATTATAAACGGGGGCGCGGAGTTCGTTATCATAAACTACGATGGCGTTGACATTGTAAAA